TCTAAAGCCACGACCTCGAATAGTACGCACTTTGGCCGGGCCTGACTTACCACCTCCTTTACCTGACTCAGCTTCCATCAAACATGGTTCTTGTGCCACTTCAATTTTCGCACCAACGTACGAAGTGACCAACATACCAATAGCGCCAGCTAGCAATGTACACCAGCCCATAACTTTAGTAGCAAAATCATCCTTTGGTTGACTCAACAATATATTAACACCCATACCAAAGGAGGTGGCGGCAATCACGCCCGCAAAACTAAGTGCTACTTCAGCTCCGGCACCTTGAACCACGATTTTACCAACAGGGTTCTTCTTTTGCAATGTAGTCAGATCAACAGGGTCCAAATCCATAAGACCATGATCAATTGTCATTTGAGTTTTAAAGAATTGCATGAAGCCAAACTTAGGGTGATTTTTCAAGATGTAAAGTAGTTGTGGCAAGGTGTAAGTGCCTGTAACACCATCAATGGTGAATTGCAAATGTGAAAAATCTTTCTCAAACTCACTAGTACTATTAGGGTTACGAGTAACTGCGATCTTAGCAACGAAACGCCTATCAATAGCCTGTGGCGTAATAAAAGCGCCGCTCAAATGATCAAATCGAGCACAGTTTGAGCAAGCAATAACAGAATGTGAAGTAAAAGGGGTTGCCTTGCAACCAATGACATCGTCCTCCAAAGAAGCCATAGGAGGGATAAACGTATTAGACGAAACAAGCGAGAACAGGTTCACAAGATCTTCACCATCCGTTCTACTACCCAACTCATCAATGACCATAACGCCTTCGCGATGGTAACCATCAAAGAAATCCAATTGAGATTGAAAACTATAAACACCAGGTTGGGCCATCATTGCAAACGTTGCATCTGCATTCAATTCTGGATCTTTTGCCCAATCCAACAAATGAGCAGCAATTTTCTTAGCTAGCTCGGATTTACCAACGCCAGGGCTGCCATGCAACAAATAAGCTATAGGGTTATAACGTTTACTACCCAACAATTCTACTTTCGTACGCGCTTGCAAAATGGTCGATAAGCGCTTAGTTGCATATGACAAAAAAACAGTATTAACGCCACGATTGACGCACATAGTTGAACGGCGAAAAAATTCTACACTCGCCTCGTGCATCTTTTTCAGTTTAGCCAAAGAAATATCAAGAATATCACGTGGTTGGATTGTGTACTTATGATCGAGTGCGGCGAATTCTCGCGTGAATTCCACATACTCAAGATCACTCAACATGAAATTATCAGACACAAGTCCAAACAGCTCACGAACACATTCGGGTAGCATTTTAACAATCTCAGCTGTAATAGTTTTCGCGTTGCGCCAAGCCGACACAACACAATTAAAATTTCTTAAGTGCTTCATGCTATTGTTCGACAAACCAGCAATAACACTCAGAAAATTATCAAACAGCGAGGAGACACCTTGAGCTACTTTCGCGCCACGGTTATACATCTGACACGTCATCATAGAAGCCTCATAATCTGGATGATCTATTTTCCAGGCGTCTATAATCGTTTGATACTTAGCCATGCTCTCAGGTGAATTAATGAAAGCGTTTATAGCAGCATCTCGACATTCGAGTATTTGTTTCATTTTATACAATTCCACCTTTAACTCTGATAGCTCAACGTTCTTTAGAGCGCGAGTTAAAGCATTGCTAATGTCAGCCATTGTGTCAACCAAGAATGAAATGATTGAAGACCAGGACAATTCAGTTTGCGCCAAAGCATTAAAGCGCAGACCAATACGAACAAAATCCGTCCACTTAAACATCGA